TTACGGCGAGCCTTGGGTGCTTTTTTACGCTTGATAGGTTTACCTTTAAGAGCGGTTAATGCCATCTTTTAAAAACTCCATTTCCATTTGTGTTTCGAAGATACTTATATCAACTTGTTTGATCTCGATCATCTTTTGAATCAAGTCAAGTGTTAGATTCTTACTCACGTCATTGCGAACACCATGTGCAATTGTTTCAAGGTCTTCGATATCTTTTAATAGTTCATTCATTACACAACCTTTCCATTAGCAACAATAGAGGACAACATCAAGCGAACCTGCTTTAAGCGGCTCTCTAACTTACGAATAACTTTAGCGTTATTAGTAGTAGCAACTTCTTGCATAATAAATGCAGGAAGCAAACGCAACTGTCTATCAACAACTGTTTGCTGATCTTCTGCGCTAAGTGCTACAACGAAATCTTTAAACTTTGCGTTACTAACCATAATGTATCTCTCCGTTAACTTCAACTTACTATATTAATATACACTATCTGCAATATGCGTCAACCTAAAAAAATGCCAAAAAAAGTAAAAAAAAGTGAAACACACAGGTTGACAGACCATATAAACCTGTTATTATATATGTATAGTTAGAAACAAGGAGAGAGTAAATGGCTTATATTGATACAAAAGATGTTAAAGCAATCCGTGAAGCACTTAAAGCAGAGTTTGGTAAAGACTTTAAATTCAGTGTAACACGCGAGCATTACAGCAGTGTGCGTATTAGTATTATGAGTGGTGTTGAAAACTTCTATGATGGTAGCATGGACAGCACTGACAAGTACAATGGTCGTGTTAGTGAGTTTGATGGTTATGAGCAGATCAATCATTACCATACACACTTTTATGGTAAGCATGAAGCGTTGTTTACTAAGATTTCAGAGATTGCACACACTGCACCTGGTCTTGCTGGTGGTAAAGAATACTTTTGTGAGGACGATGTAATGACTGATTACTTTAGTCGTGCTTACTATGTTTCAATCAATGTTGGTAAGTGGGATAAGCCCTACGAAATCAACTTAGAAGGTCAGCGCCGGACCTTAAAGATTGCGGCGTAATACAATGATAAGATTCGATGATTTAGAATTTAAGATTGAGCAATACACAAATATTGCCAGAGCCAGGGTAGATTACAAATTGTACTCACTAAGCATCATACTGGAGGCAGGCAAAAACCATTATGAATGTGCAATACAAGACGACAACAGGCAGTTTGTGCAATTGCCAGGCATCAATGACAAAGATGTTATACCAGGCTTGACAGTTAAAAATGTGAATGGCATAATGACAAAACTCAGCAGTATTACCTGCCACCCAGGAGTAGCAATCCAATAAATACATAGTATTTTAGGAGTAATAAGTTGCCTCGCATTAGTATGTGGCAGGATAATGCCCACACAAACGATTTCAAATTTTTTGATAAACGCATTAGTGAAATGTTCACAGTTGGCGGCACTGGCATCAATATTCACAAATATGTTGGTATCATAGACCAAGGTGCCAGTGATGATGCCTCACAGCCTCGTGTGACTGCAGATGATCCTCTGGCCATACAAGACTTTTTGTTTTTAGAAAACAGAGATCGCAAGTATGATGAGGATGTGTACAATCTGCGTGGCATCTACAACGTTGCAGACACAGACTTTGATTTAAGTCAATTTGGATTGTTTTTAAGCAATGACACTGTGTTTATCACATTTCATCTCAACGAAATGGCAGAGGCACTGGGTCGCAAACTCATGCCAGGTGATGTGTTAGAACTACCTCACTTGAAAGATTATCACAGCCTAGACACCAGTCTAGATCTAGCACTTTCACGGTACTATGTGGTGCAAGAAGGCACACGCCCAAGCGAAGGTTATAGTCCCAGTTGGTGGCCTCACTTATGGCGTGTGAAGTGTACGCCACTGGTAGACTCACAAGAGTACAGTGACATACTTGACAAGATACAGGTTGATCCTAGCACTGGCGAAGAAACAACCAGCACACTGCGTGACCTGTTAAGCACATATCAAAAAGAACTTGAGATCACTAACAACGTTGTTGAACAGGCAGAAAACGAAGTTCCTGAAGTTGGATATGATGTAAGCAAATATTATGTTGCACCCGCGGACGAAACAGGTAATCCACTTGAACCAACAGGGCATAGGGCAGACGAAAGTGGACTAAGCACAGACAGTGAACTACAAGATGCAAGTAATACACGCATCACCCCACAAAATGCAAATGCATACAGTGGGTATCTTGTGGGTGATGGGCTTGCACCCAATGGTTATCCAGTCACAATGGGTACCAGTTTCCCTACAGATTCAGTTGAAGGTTCATATGTGTTGAGATTAGACTTTTTACCAAACAGACTGTTTAGACTCACAGGCAGCAGATGGCAAAAGGTTGAAGATGATGTACGCCGCAACCCAACACCAGGTGCTGCAGGACAAAAGAGTCTTAAGATGGGATTTGTTAACAACACAGCCACAACAACACAGGATGATAACACTGTGATATCACAGCGGCAAGCACTTAGTAAAGCACTTGAAATACAAGAGGACGACAGTTAATGCCACAGATGTTCTTTTATGACGAACAAGTAAGACGTTTCCTACTGCAGTTTATTCGTGCATTTAGCAACTTCCAAGTTGAATATGGCAAGAATCGTGATGGCAACACCACACTGGTAACAGTGCCTGTGCGCTACGGCGATGCTACAAGACAGGTATCAAGTATAGTGCGTGGCAATAGCGAAAATGCTGTCATACCCACACCAATGATGAGTGCGTATATCACAGCAATGGAATATAGCAGAGAACGTGTGCAAGAACCTTATTGGTCAGATAAAAAACACATTCGCATGCGCAAATATGATAAAGACACAGGACAGTACACCACAGAACAAGGCAATGCTTTTACTATTGAGAGACTTATGCCTGTACCATATGACCTAAGCATGAACTTGGATATTTGGACATCAAATACCACTCAAAAGTTACAGTTGATGGAGCAAATACTGGTGTTGTTTAATCCTAGTTTGGAAATACAAAGCACAGACAACTATCTAGATTGGGGCAGTCTCAGTTATATTCAGTTGGAAAACACCACATGGAGTAACCGCAGTGTGCCTGTGGGTGTTGACGAAACCATAGACATTGCAACAATCAGTTTTAAAATGCCCATATGGTTGAGTGCACCTAGTAAAGTTAAAAAACTTGGTGTTGTTACTAAGATTGTTGCCAGCATATATGATGACAACGGTGGCATTGCTGACGGAGTCATTGATGGCGAAGTGTTAATGGGAGAACGTATGAAGTTCTCTCCTATGAACTTTGGTGTTTTAATCTTAGGAAACACTATACAAATATTAGACAGAAACGAAACAGTCACAAACAAAGTAGATGGCAGCATACTGAATGATCCACCTGAAAAAGTTGGTACAGATGATACAAGTTGGCGTGCTCTTATAAATCAATACGGTGAACTGCAGGCAGGTGTAAGCCAGGTGCGATTGGAAACTCCTGTAGGCGAAGTTGTTGGTACAGTTGCTTATCATCCCAGCAACGACTATCAATTGTTGTTTACAGTAGATGCAGACACTATACCCACAAATGATTTAGATGCTGTGGACAAAGTTATTAATCCACTCAACGTTGCACCCGGTGCAGGACTACCTGCAAATGCAATGGGACAACGATATATTATTCTAAACAGCATTGGTGACACAGACAACACAGATGGCCCAGATGCTTGGAAAGACAGTGTGGGCAATGACTTTTATGCAAGTGCAAACGACATCATACAGTATGATGGTGTGCGTTGGAACGTGGTATTTGACAGTAGCACCGAAACGGGTGTACACTATGTAACTAATACCACAACAGGAATTCAATATAGATGGACTGGCTCAAATTGGGTCAAGTCTTGGGAAGGTGAATATCAAGCTGGCGAATGGAGCATCGTAATCTAAATCGCAGTGTCGGAACGCTGTTTTACGCTATAGAAACACAACGCTATATGTTTTTATTAAGAAGTGCTAGAAATCATGACAGCACTTGGGGATTCTGTAGCGGAAAAGTTGAACAGGGTGAAAGCGATATACAAGCACTAGAACGTGAAATTATTGAGGAACTTGGTTTTCAGCCTAATGTTTCCAAACACATTCCTGTGGAAACGTTTACAAACAACCGCAAAGGATTCACATTCCAAACTTATGTAAGCATTGTGGGACAAGAATTTGTACCTAACCTAAACAAAGAAAACAAAGGATATGCCTGGACTGTGATAGAAAACTATCCCAAACCACTTCATCCGGGTGTATACAACACATTAAATGCTGATGAAATTATGGCTAAATTTAAAACTGTTCAGTCTATCTGGCAATAGCACCCAGTTGTGCTTCACTGATGTATTGTCTATAATCAAGTTGTCTAAAGTTTCTACACCAATTTAAATCATCTGGATACAGACTGCTG